GTGACGTATGCACGATCTGTTGAAATTATTAACGGATACACAATTACGTTTGAAGATGGTCAGTATGTTGTTTCTTGTGTTGGTGCAAACCATAATATCGCAGACGTAAAAAATCTAAATCAAGTTTCTATTGTGGTTGGCAACTCAGCGGGTCTAGTTGTTACAACTGGTGGCGGTGGAGCAACAGCAAATGAAATTCGTGATGCAGTTTGGTCTGCTCCTGTATCAACAATGAATGACTCAACCACTATCGGTGGTTGGTTCAAAACAAATCTATTAACAGTTTCTAAATTTCTAGGATTAAAATGACACAAATTAAAACAGTAACCGAAGCATACTTGGCAATGTACCAAGTTATTACCGAAGAACTTCACCCAGATATTAAGACGATTCTTGATTCTGAAAGTCTTCCTACGCATCATATTTTTAAGGCAGTGTCAAAGAAAATAAGTGATCTTGGTAAGCAAGGTATTGATAGTGGTATTGAAGATGGAAAGCCTAAAAAAGGGTCTTCACGTGCTGTATATTTCCCCAAGGATCATAAAGAAATTACAGTCGATGGTACCAAGACCAAAACCCCAACTGCAATTAAAATTGCTTTTGAAGGTCAACTCGACAAACACCATGGCGAAGATACTCTGTTAGGTCAAGACCAAAACAGTCTTGAATCTGATCACCATATCAATCGCTCTTATGGTGTTTTAGGGTGGGATCATGAAGGGCATTACAAGACCAATCACCATGGAGTTTTGGCTCCAGTTTTTGAGTCACATTCTGAAGGCCATCATCTTGAAATGGGTCGTGTTGAAAAATACAATGCAAAAGATTTGGCAAACCACACGAAGAATGAAGATTTTCCGAAGGGTCTGACGCATCATCAAATTATAGATTCTATGGAGCATGAGCATAGGTCGGCACATGGTCAACATTCTTATGAACCAAAAGATCATGACAAAATTGTTGAGCATCCATATGTCAGTAATATGATCAGTATGATGCATGATTCTGGTATGCACCCAGGCGATCTTGCTCCACGTAATATGGGTATATATGTACATCCAGTAACTGGTCATCGTCATCCAGTTATTATTGATTATGGGTTTTCAAATGATATTGCTAAGAAGTATCGTAAAGCTCGTCATAACATGGCTTTTGGTAAGAATAACTGGTAATGAGTGCAGTAGCATTACTTACATCGATATGCACAGGTCACGGTGGGTTTCCACCTAGACAGGCTGTTTCTGCGTCACTTAATACCTTCATTGAAGGTGTAGGTGTACAGGTCGTAGGAGACGCTTGGGCAGAGCATAGTGATGGTAAATCAAGTCACGCATCAATACTGGCTACAGGATCACCCAAAACCTTTCTGGGCGGTCTTCCAATAGGTCGTGTAGGTGATGCTATAGCATGTGGTAGTTTAGTCGCTACAGGCGCTTTGAGGACAGAAATAGGATGAGTAATTTAGTTTTAGAAGCAATGCGAAATGGTGGGTTGTATAACCCTATTCGATCTGCAGTCACCGGCACGTTTGGTAGCTTTCAAATACCGAGTGTTTCAGAGCTACAGGTATTGGCTACTGGTCAGAGTTTAATTACAGGTCTACCCGTTCCACCTGCACCACAGATTGTTGCTGCTCAAGAGTCTTTAGTAACTGCTTACAATAAAGTCAACGAGTTTTTAGGTCACACCGATAGAATTTCTGGCGTCGATCTAACAGGCAATACAACACTTGCAACTATTGCAAAAACTGTTGGTGCTGCGCGTAATGTAAATGGCGAACTAAGTTGCTCAAGTGTTCTCGCTGCTTTTGGTGCGCTCACTAAGGCAGATGAATATATTCAAAAAATTAATGAGTTTATTCAAAAAGTCGAAGAATTCAAAGCAAATGTGGCTGGCAGAATTATCGAAACAGTTTTGACTGCAGTTGGGTTAGTCGCTGTACTGGCTGAACAAATTGCTAATGATGTCGGTGCGTTTGCTGCAGCACAGCTACGGTTAGCAGAAGAGTTTGTTGCTAACTCTATTGCAAGCCTTGTGGAAGATGAATGTATGAGTGCGATTCTCACAAATGTGATGACGCAAGAAATGAAAAATGTTGTAAATAAACAAATTGATGAATCAGCAGCGCAACTAAGGAAAGCTAGATATGGATACTAAAGAAGAAGTTTTTGCTAAATTAGATCAAATTAAAGAGGCATGGGCGGGTTTGGATCGCAACCCAAGTGCAGAGACTATTGCGAGTAACGATAAATTACGCGATATATGGAAGAAAACTCTTTCTATGTCACATGATGAGTATCTTGCAAAAGTCAAACGTGGACACACAGCACGTGGAGAAAGTAGTGCAGCAATTGATGCTGTTATGTCACAAAGATATGCTGATCCTGATGCCGACGACGCGCATAGAGAAAAAATGAAGAAGGGGCTTAAAGACGGTTCTTTAGCCCCTAAGCAACATGCATACCAAAATCAGTAATTTGTTTTAGGGCTTTCTGAAGTCATGGATACTTTTTGTCCTGGCTTCAGATTTTGCATCAAGCGAAGATATTCAGTTGTTGCCAAAAGAAAATCATCTTCGTCGTATTTTTTTGAAATTTTGATTCCACTTTCAAAGTGAATCGTAACTAAAATTTTCATATTGAAACACCTTTTAATTTTCGATGTTTCTATTATAGCACAGATTAGTCACGTGGTTGCAAGTCTGACATTAGCCATTTTTGCATCCAGTCAGCACCGCCACCAACACGTTGCATAACGTCGATATCACCAACGGCATCTCTGCCGTCATCAATAAAGCCAAACGGCAACATATTTTCATCAATGTACTGCTCTGTCTTCTTAGCCAGAATAGAACGAATATTGGTGTCTGTCAACTCAGCAAACAAAGGCTGTTTTGTCAACCAAGCAAACAACCACAAACAAGTCATCAAGTCATCATTGATTTCTTCGTCATCCGCAGCATAGGAAGCACCTTTCTGCGAAAACACTCCAAACTCAGTCAATATCTTGTGGGAGTTGATTATCAACTGATCCTGCTCCATCAAACTCTTCAAAGTAGCGCAGCCGATTGCCTTCACTTTCTTGGTGGTTCGAATACCAGGGTATCCTCTTCCTTCGTTCAAAACATCTTTGAATGTAAAGTAAACATTTTCATACTCAAATTCGTAGAACAGGTTTGAACTGATCATTTCACCAAGGTCGTTTACTTCAATTAAAACATATGCATCATTATAGCTCTTTGCAATTGTGTAAATCAAATGTGGATAGCTTTCTGGCGAAATTTCGTTATCTTTATAAGTTGCAACAACTTCATATGGCAAACTTGTGATATCAATTACAGTCAGTGCAGAGAAATCTAAGTGGCGACCACGTGATGTATCAACTGTGATGACATAATTTCTACCCTTGACAGGTTGCTTGAAATACTCTAATTTGTCTTTTATAAAGATCGGTGGAACTGTTGTCAAAGCCATCAGCGTAGCACCGTTTAACAGGGTCTTAGAACTTCCCATAAATTGGCAAAGCACTTCCTGGTTATACTTCAGTTCACCAAGGGTCTGTAGCTGATCCAGACGCCATTTCTCATCGCGTGAAGGGTTCTCGTGCCACTCTGCCGCAACAGGGAAGAAACCATTGGTACCTTGCTCCGCTTCTACCCACATTTTGTGGTAATGGTTCAAACCCTTTGGGGTTGACGACAAGTATATTCGAGTGTCTTTACCCGATGAAATTGTAGGGAAAACAGATGTGAAAAACTCTTCTGCAATGTTAGGTGGGATGAACGCTGTTTCATCAATATACAAAGCAGAAACAGAGAATCCACGAATCGCGTTTGGGGATGTTGCGGCAGTGATGATACCGCTACCATTGGACAATTCTATGGAGCCTTTGTTCCACTCTTTTACACCAGGTTGCATCCAGAAAGGAAGACCTTCGTAAGAGAATTGAATACGACTCAAAATTTCACGTGCAACTGCAGCCTTGTTAGCCATGATACCAACAAGTTTAACGTCATGGAAAATAATAAACCAGAGAAAGAACGCAGCAGTGGTTTGTGTCTTACCTTGTTGGCGACCAATCTTACAGATTACTTTTCGATTGTTTACATATGCGTTAATGATCCGTTCTTGGAATGGGTAAAGTTCAAAAGGGATTATACCACGATCCACGTGAACAATTTTCACATATGTCTTGATAAAGTAGATTGGGTCAGCCGCGCATTTAGCCCACTCGTTGAGTTGATCTTGGGTGTAGTTCATAACTACCCCATGGTTCTTCAAGTTTTTGTTGCCGTTGTAATAGATATTTTGATTTTGAGTTGCCATATTAAAAAAGCCCTAAGACTTTTACATCTTAGGGCTTACATAGTAAAAGTTATTACTATTTAATATGCAGTGAATTAGTCAATCAAACTTTGGAAAAATGCATCATCGTCGCCTGCATCATCCATAGTTGGAATTGGTGTCTCAGCGCGTGGAGCTTTTTCAGCCTTTGCCTTTGCTGGCTTTGGTTGTGGTTGTGGAGTTTCTTTTGCAAGTTTTTCCATTTCATCCAAAGTACCGTCAACATCATCATCTTTAGGTGCAGCAGCTTTTGGCTTACCTTTACCCTTTGGTGTTTCAGCGACTTCGCCAGTCACAACTAAGTAACGTTGCTTCAAGTCATCATAAGACTTGAATTTGTCTTCTGCGATTTCCAAATTGATATCAAACAGGTTTGCAAACAATTCTTCAATCTTGTCTTCGTCACCATCAAACAGAGGCTTTTTCTTCAAAAACGTAGAACTGTCAAAGTTGGGGAACTTTTCAACAATTGTTTGCTTCAGAGAGAATGCAGCACCTTCGATTGGGTCGAAAGCATTGACAGCATCAGCAGTTTCCATTTCACCATCTTCGTTTTCTACTGGCTCTGGCTTTGCAGCAGCAACGATCTTATCAAAAATGGTTTTGCCATACTTGAACAGAAACACTTTACCGTTGTTTTCAGGGTTCGCAGGGTCTTTAACAACCAGAATGTTAGAAATGTACTGCAGTTTGCGCTTTTGACGCTGAGTAATTTTCTTATTCTCATCGATGCCGGTGTTCCACAGTTCACGATTGCATTCTGCAATATAGTCTACTTGACCAATAGTAGAGAGCGAGTTTTCAATGTACCATTTCTGTGTCGAAGGGTCTTTGAAAGCGTGGCTGTACATACGCACAAATGGGAAGTCTTCTAGGTTCTTGGATGGCAAGAAACGGATAATAGCAGAGCCATTGCCTTCCTTGTCTTTGGTCAATTTCCAGTAATTTTTCTGGTCTTCGCTATAATCCTTTTTCGTATTGACGGTATCAATTTGAGAAAGCAGAGTAGAGAAGTTCATTCCGAATTTAGACATGTAATATTTTCCTTTAATGTAATATTGTGAAAGATTAAAAATGCTGGTACAATACATACCAGACTTATGTATTTATGGGTGATTTATTTCCCACAAATTCTAGTTTACTATTGACTTTTGTTCTGTCAACAGCAGAGATTTTTTGAATTTTGAATAGTTAGAGACATTCAATAAACAATAAATATTGTAAACAACTAAGGTTTACATGTACTACTGCATCTATCGTATCACTAATTTAAAAATTAACAAGCACTACTATGGGTATAAATCTAGCAAAATACACCCTTCTAAAGTAATTGGTATAACGTATTTTTCATCGAGTTCCGATAAAAATTTTTTAAATGATCAAAAATTAAACCCTATAGATTATAGATATAAAATAGTTTGTGTATTTTCAAATAGTAAAGACGCATTAACAAGAGAAGTTAAATTGCATAAAAAATTTAGGGTTTCATCTAATTCTAATTTTTATAACAAAGCCATTCAAACCGCAGAAGGGTTTTCGGCATCTGGTATGGCAGCGGCTATTTGCTCATATACAAATGATTCTATTGGTTTAGTGTCTGTCCACGATCCACGATGGGCGACAGGTGAAATTATACACACCAATAAAAACAAAAAGCAAACATGGCGAAAAGGTATGATTGCAGCAGTTTGTGTTATTTCGGGTGAAACCCTAGGTTTAGTTCATAAAACTGATCCTAGATGGGAATCAGGTGAAATTGAATCTAAATCAAAAAACATTGATAAAAATAAACTTAAACAACGTACTAAAGATAAATTTGGAAACATTCATATAGTTTCTTTTAATGACCCTCGCTTGAAAACTGGTGAATTGGTGAATCATGCTAAAAACATTCCAACCAATCTATGTGCAGCTAAAACTACCAATGGAATCAGCATTGGTAAAATTTCAACCGACGATCCTAGATGGGAATCAGGTGAAATTATTCCAGCTATGAGAGGAATTAAAAAATTCGGCACACTTGCTAAAACTTTAAACGGTGATTACTTAGGTTTTGTTAAATTTGATGATCCACGATGGGCGACAGGTGAAATTATAAGTAGTAGAGCAGGTGTTAGTACACCCAAGGGAGCAATGGCTAGTAGATCGTTTAAAATAGTTGTAAACGGCATCCCATACGACTCTTGCAAAATTGCATCAGAGGCAATTGGAGTTTCACGCGCACAGATATCAATGATATTAACAGGTAAAACTCAATTGCCATACACCACAAAAAATAATTTTACAATTTATTCTTTGGCTAAGTCTTGACCGACATACGATAAAAGATTAGGTTTAAAATAATTTGGCCCCTTTGATATCTTTCCATTAATATCAAAGACTGCTTTACCATCTACAAATTTGCTATAGTTTGATTGGTTTATCATATCAAGACCGCCAACGATATCCATACCTTGGAGATACCCTGTTCCGGTTGCTGTAACGATCTGGTCAACCATGGCATCAAGGAATTCCTTGCGATCCATGATTACGAAACTGGTGGAGTTTTTCTTGAGGTGGTCTGCAACAATAGTCAGCAAATCAATTGCCTGTGCGATTTGGGTATCAACACCTTGAACGCGAATTGTTTCCAGCATTTCAACAAATTCTTCAATATGCACACCAATCTGAACTGATTGAGCTTTCTTTGTAATTTTAGATTGTGGAATGGCTTCTGCGAACCAGTTGAATGTGTCTTGTAATGTATTTGACATAAAATTTCCTTAGTTAAAGTTATAGGTAGCCATATCAGAATAATCCTGATGCAGCAAGGGAGAATCGAATGGAAGTGAGTCTAGCTCAATCACGTTAGAAGCGGTTCTAACGCTTTGAAATGGGATTCTGGTGTGGTCTGTTCGATTGAAGACCGAAAGCGCGTCTGGTAGGGTTTCCCCAGGTTCTAGCGCATATAATGTGGTGTGTGTTTCGTGTACTTTTACAATACGTACTTCATCAGTCATTCAGAAATTTTTAGGTAATTGCCACCCTGTTACAGTAAATTGCGTAACAGGGTCTTCTTCAAAGCTAAGACCTTTTGATTCTAAGTATGCTTGATTTTCGAGAGCGAGGTTAATGAGAGCAGATGACACTTCAAGAGGAAACCCTTGTCGAGTTCCTTCCCGAGTGTCACCCATTAGGTGTTCGAGATATTCTTTTAGTCTAACAGTTCCCCAAGACATGTCAACATATTGCTGAATCTTGGGGAACTGTTCTAACTTTTCAATCAAATGAGAAGGAGCAAACATTTCAGCAGTAAAGTTCTTTTACAGTAAACGGGACAAGACCTGCCCAATCACGCTCCAAAAATGAAATGTATTCCTTTGAAGGAGCATCATTTTCGATAATTTGCCCATAGAAGTCTTTTGATTTGGGTATCATATGAAACACCAAACCATTAACGTCAAGAACAACCCATCCGATAAATTTTAAATTATCACAATCAGTCATAGGTTATCGCGGCGTAGTCAAACGTGGGCGGCGGTTTTCAGGATGCAACAGATACTTGGTGCCCATAGTCTTCTTAACTAACTCAACACGTTCGCGATTGCGCTCTTGGAGTTGCTTAATTTCATCGCTGGCTTCAAGCACCACGTTAACGCCTTCACCTTCGCAATTGAACAATGTGATCATTTTGATTTCCTATCTTTAAGTTAATTTTACCAATGTCGAATTACACCTGCAACGATTACGACATTGGTGATTATACCACTAACAACAATGACCGTTCGAATAATCGCAATTTTATTTGCTTCGCAGTCATTGTTGCCAGCTTTTTCACCTAGGGCTTTCGCCCATAGTCGCCACACTGCTTAGACTTCCTTATCAACCAATTCAGCAGATGCTTTGATTGGCTTGGAAAGACCAAAATCCATTGTCTTAGTATTATCATCCCAACTTGTCATATCAGTAAAGATTCTGCGACCCAAAATCACACCAAACTTTGCTTTGATGATCTTGTCACGCAGAATAGCGATATTGACCTTCAGCATCTTGAGAGCAGCTTCGTTATCAGTGATAGGTTCCAAATCCTTCAAAGCCTTTGCAACCACTTGTTTAGCGGGTGTCAAATTCTTGCCAGCAGCGATATCAGCTTCCACATCAGAGATTTTAGGAATGCTGTTCAAACCAGACAAACTAATCTCCAGTGCCTTTGCAACGTATGCATCAACACTTTCGCCCTTGGTTGTCTTGGGAGAGAAACCACCAGGTGTTACACCATATTGCTTCAAGAAAGCAGCACCGTCTTCACCATACTTCTTAGCAAAGTCTTCAGAGAATTCAGGCTTTTCAATACGAGAATTCAAAATCTTTTGCGAGACGCGCAGTTTGTACAGATCAAACTGCCATGTGAACATATCCTTAGCAGTTACAGGCGCAGCCATGGAGCGGTTAATAACAGGCATACCAGACACGTCAATCACGTATGTGGTGTTGACCTTGAAAGGCTCCAAATGAATACCGTTTTGCTTCAGCAAGTCATAAGTTGCCTTGGTCAGCACAACAGGCAGTTTCTTCACATTCACGATACCATCACGAATGATAGCATAGTTACGCCAAATGAAACTATCCACCGATTCACCAAAACCCAACTCATTTTTAGGCAAAGAAACGCTACCTTCGCGGCGAGTCAGAATAGACACGTTAGGCCGATCTTCGTCAAACTTCAATGTGCTGATAGCAGCCTTCACTTCACCTTCTTTGGAAGAGAAAACAGGCTTGAAGCCGCCTTCATCAGCAACAGTTTCACGCTTACCGCCGATTGCGCTGTAGCTGAATTCTGGATGCGAAATATGCAGGAAGTTACCTTCGGTGTCTGCCAAATCCATCAGCAATGTCAACACGTTGTATGCGTTAGGGTCTTGCTTCAACTTCAGATTGCGGGGTTTGTCAACGAATGGATGGTAAGCACCAACCAAGGCCACCACACGGTTAAAATCTTGCTTAGAGAACGCATTCTGCACGGTATTGAACAGAGTTTCATCACCGATCAATCCAGACAATTCCAAAGCCTTATCAGACTCACCACGTTGCACCAAGGCACCAACAACCTGCACAGCAGCAAATTCGTCTTCGACTTCTGCAATGTCACCAGAACCGGTGAAATATGAGTATGCAATGCAGTTGGAAGGCATAGCAACTTTACCGGATGCATCAGCTTTAGCAGTCACGTAGCTTTCATCCATGTGACCCACAATCATTGTGTCCAAAGGCAGGCCTTCAACGATTTTGCGCTTACCCGAAGCACGAGTATTCAGCGAACGAGTCAATACATCGGTATACGATTGGAAGTCACCCGCGCCGATCATTTCACCACCCATTTCTTCTGCCATCTGGGTTAGGAATGCGTCATCAGCGTAGTAGCCATAAGAAACCACTACAGAGGATGCAACAGTGTCAGCAACTTTGGTGCAGACCTTGATGATTTCAGAACGCGAAGATTGATTTTCACCACCATCAGTCATGAAGTTCAAAGAAACTGGTCGATCAGAACTAGCGATAGCCAATTCAACAACCTTTTCCAGTGGGTCTTTAAAGCCTGTTGCGCCACGTGCAACCAAGAAACGATCAATAGCAGTGTTTACCGCTTGCAAGTCTTTTGCATTTGTGATGTTCAGATTTTCAAAAATGGTGCCGCACTCGCCACGCGAAGAGAACCAAATCAGGGTCAGAGTATCGTCAGGTGCTACCATAGTGGGCAGCTTGTTTTTCAGTTGAGTGCGCAGCTTTGGCAGTTCGCCATACATGGAACCAGAGCAGTCAACCACGACGATACGTTGCATGGGGATAGCGATATCTGTAGTTTGGTTTTCATCAAAGTGTTTGGTTACGAGTTTCATAGGTTTTTAAAATCCTTCATAGTTAAGTTAGCAATTATACACTATTTTGTTTGTTAGTCAACATATCTTGTTGAACTTTTTCAATCAAAGTCTCAATCCACTCCACTGGCACAGATTTAAAAAGCGCATTCACATGTGGAGTGTATTTTCCATTTCGATCTGTTTTACCTAAACTGGCTTTAAAGCCAGACTCTTGCGCGTAATGAATTGCTTGTTCACGAATTGTCTGCATTTAGTTTAATTCCAAAATGTCGTTCTAGATCACGACTGATTATATCAACACCGTAATTATCAGTATGCACAAAAACACATCTTAGCTCTCATAAGGGATGCGCTGCTTTTCTTTTGCAGCATCTAGCACAACACGAATATCACCTTGCACATTAGATGGTGCAAAGAATACCCACATATTCGTGTCTTTGATCAAGTTGCCAGTGACCCAATCCACGTTTTCACGATGAAAGAAGTTTTGACCCAAAAAGTCGAGTCGTTCACCATCTTTCTTAATCTCTTTCATTTCTGTGCGAGAAACCAACAATGTGTTGATGTCTTTGATATCGCCAGTCACTTCATAGAGTGTTTTAAATTCACGCATTAATTTTCCCTTCATATTAAACAATCCAGAGTTTAACTGTCCAAGTAGTATCTGCTTGGTTTTCAGGCACATACAGCATACCCATACCATCCCATCCATCAGCATCAAACTTAGGATGCTCGTATGGTGCTTTCTTGTATTTTACCACAGTACCGGTGATATGGCTAGTTACTTCCAATTCTTCGGGCCAAGAACCACCAGCCCAAGGAAAAATAATATCTTTGGTTTTCTTAATCAGTTGTGCGTCTGCAAGGTTCAACTTGACAATCTGCGCAGCTTTGCGTTCAGCATGGAGTCGAGCATTAACCAACAGGCCATTTGCGATTTTTTCCAGCCGACGAATTTCAGATGAATAGCAGTCATACATCTGATCCACCGAGCCAATAAAAGTATCTTCGTTGTCGATTTTCACCCAAACTTCGGTATGCATGTTTTCAGTTGGCTTTTGGAAGATCATTCTGTTTACCTCTTTTGAATTTCGATGGATGAATTATACAACAATTTTCAGAAGTTTTTAAATTACTTTGAAATTAATTCACACTCAACAGATTCGTCATCACCTCGGCATGCTTCACATGCGTGACAATCGTAGCAATATCTACATCCGCAGCTACCATCGTCACCACCGCCACAACTGCAGCAGTTGTAAAGTTCACCACACGAGTAACTTTCGTTTTTAATTAGCTTTGTAAACATTTTAATTCACCATGTTTGCCAGAATATCGGTCATTTTTCGATCCACACTTGAGCGTGAATCGTCATAAAGTTCACGCTCTTCAATCCATCGTTCTAGTCGGCCTGGGCTTTCTTTAACAATTTTTGGCACAGCAGTGCGGTATTCGCGTGCTGCAGATCGGATGAATATGATTTCTTTTTCTGTAAGTTCAACTAACATAAACACCTTTCAAATTTCGATGAATGAATTATACAATAGAAAAAGGCCTCGTAGGGCCTTTTTCTTGAAAATATTTTCAATTACTTTCCAATATTCATTACTGACATGCCATGTGGAATCAGAATTGTCTGAACTTTTCCGTTTGAAACAGCTTCAGCCACCTTAAGGTTTGCTTGAGCATTCATGTAGGCAATGCTCTGTCCAGAGTTGGATGCCAGCGCAGCCATACGTTCAGACTCTAGCTTTGCCAACTTCACTTCATTTTCTTTGATCTTCAGTTCGTTTTGGCTACGGACAAACTCAGTTGCCGATTGCAGAATCGAATCATTAGGAGCAACGTTGCGAATTTGTACAACAGTCAGTGTCAAAGCAGTGTTCAGCTTTTCTTTGGTCAATTGATCATTAACTTCTGCCAAGATTTCAGCTTCCATTTTTTGGCGATTGTCACCAACTTCCAGAGACTTGTAGTTGCGAACCACTTTGTATGATGCATTATTCACCAATGTGGTGATGTACTCATACATCAAAACAGTGTCACCATCTTCATCACGAGCATGGAAAGATTTGCTCTTGGTAGAGTAAAGTTCCGCAACCGAACTTGGATTGATGCTGTAAACAACTGTCATATCCAACTCTTTCAGAGCAGAATTGTCTGCAGTCATTGGCGTTTTGTTTTCGATCTTGATTGTCAAATCCTTGGTAGGAAATGTAATCACCGATCCAACCAAAGTCTGGTTCCAAGAACCTGGCTGCAATTCAGTACCCTGAATCTGTTTGGATGCATCCAACCATCAAAGCAGATGCAGCCAAAACCATACTCACAAAAATTTTCTTCATCATATAAATTTTCCTTTAAAAAAGAATTACAAAACCACTAACAAAAAGAACCGCTGCAACGATTGTAAGAATGATCTTAATCAACCGCTGACCAATGAATTGTAGCACACTTTTATGGTTGTTGTTCAAATAAGTGAACAAAAAATAAAAACTTGCTACAACAATCCCAATAAACAAAATCATTTTAATCATGATACTTTCTCCATTTCAATAAACAAGTGTGACACATATAGTCTGTCCAGTAACAATCATCCGAGGGTGAGTAGTTACCAGTGTTGCATCCTGGTATAGATACAAAATGAATATGATCACACGAATCTTGAATGTTCTTAATTTGCCCATTAAGAATGGCAATTTCGGCCTGCAGTTCCGCAACAGACATCTTTTTAATTTTCATACTTTTGCATCACCATGTATTTCCCCATTTCATTTTGCACTTCAGAATGCAACCTGTATTCGTCACGGTAGATAACCATCCGAATACCTGCTTGGATCATCCGAGAGCAGCATTTGGCACATGGTGATAGGGTAGTCACCATGATAGCTCCATTGAGCGGCAGGCCACGTTTTGCAGCTTGCAGCATGGCATTCTCTTCAGCATGAATAACCGTGTCGAGTGTGATCATAGATGATTCACCATCTTCACCAATGAATTCATATTCACAGTTGTTATCAGCACCTTGGTGGGTGCCATTATAGCCTGTTGCAATGATGCGACCAAAAGTGTCAACTACAACAGCACCGACTTTCCCACGTTTTGCATGGGATCGTTCAGCCGATAAGTCAGCTACTTTGAACAGAAATGGTAGTTCTTTATTCAGCATATGCTGCTTTCAATTTTGCGCCAAGCCTTCTTTGCAAGACGTTTTGTACGAAAATAGCCGATACGATTACCTTTGACACCCAAACGCCAAATACCACGAAAATTAAATGTGATATCGACATATTGAAATCCACCAGTATGGCTTCTTTCAAGACAGATGCATACATCGTTAGCGGTTTGTTTGAATTTCATAATTTATCTCATTTGTGTGTCGATGAAAGAATTATAACACAAGATTAAAGGTATTTCACAACAAGTGCAGCAATAACTGAAACTACAGAAATAATTCCAATCCACTTCACTACTGCCTTTGCAGCACGATCTTCTTCTTCATCAAACCAATCCATTTTGATTCTCCCAAGGAAAAATAGGTTTATCGATCCACCGCCGACGCATACGATCCATAGCTTCGTCGGGCACATTATGGATGGAACCAAACGAGCCATGAATAGAAATCACTTGTGGGATAATCCCGAGTTGCATAGCAATTTCAAAGTAAGGATTCAGTTCGCGCTGTGTGGTGAAGGTGTTCGATACAACGACATTGAAGTTGTTTTGAAGTGAAGTTGCAACCATTTCTTCACACCACTGATGGGCAGCACCAAGTTTATCAACATTAAAGTTGTAATTACCTTTGGTGTCATAAAAGTACATGTCAGCTTCGTAATGGCGATAGCAGCTATCCATAGCCAACTTACGGGCAACGGTACTTTTACCGCTGCCTAGGTAACCCCCTTACCAGTATAAACTGGTTTTTAGAGGTACTTTTCAAAAAATTTGTGTTCATATCTTTCCATCCATTTCAAATCGCCGCTAATATAAAGCCTAACAATTTCTTCATTTGTCAACTTTTTGATGTCATACTCTGTTATGACTTGAAAATTGTTACATGATAATTTTGCTGCTTCAAATTTTATCATATTTTCACGACTTAAAGTAAGTCGTTTAGGTTTTATTTCAACATATGTTTCGGTATCAACCAAATAATAATCTGGAAAATATGTTCTGTTTGTGTCATCCATAACATACGGTATTCCATGACATTTTAATTCCCCAGATTCAAAATTTATACCCTCTTCAATCATCTTTTTCAAGAATGCAAGTTCTAGCAAAGAGCGAAAGAAAATACCTTTGTACCATCCAGACCAACCATTCCCAGAACCTTCAGGTGCAGGTCTACCAAACATAGGATTATTTTCTCCAGACGAATTTTTAGAATGCCTAATTTTTAAATCATGAAGTTTCTGGTTTGCAATATCAATACCATACTTATTGACCCAAACCTGAAAATAAGGTAGCGTGTTATATTTCTTGTTTTCTTTTAAAATTTCTCGTGCTGAATCCCGTTGCTTTTCTGTTCTCTCATATGACCCAAGTTTTAGTTTTGTTTCGTCTGTGTGTTTCTTTCCATAAAATGGATTATTAGAACCTTTTCTAAGTTCTGAATTTACACGATTTTGTTCAGGTGTTGCT